GCTGATTCTCGGCACGGCTTTGTTGATCCGCTTGGCGATAGCCTCAACGCCTAAGCCTTCGTCCTGCCCCGCCGCGACCTGTCGCACGATCCGCTCTCGCGTCGTCTCGGTCACGCTGGTGATACGCCGCCGGATCGCCTCAAGGTTCACCCACTGCGTTGCCAGCGATAGGAACAGGTCGGTAAAGCTGATCTTGGTTTCCAATATCAGGCCAGCCGCTTTGCCTTGCGTGACGATCCGCGAACCGAAAGCTCGTGCCGTGACCTGCCCGATGTCGAAATACACATCACGGAACGCGCGAAAGTCGTCATCCGTTGGCGCTGGCACATAGCCCAACTCGCGGTACTTGGCGACAAGCTGTTCGCTTTCCTCCCGGATCACCTTGGCAATCTTGCGGCGAAAGCGGCCCTCGGCCACGTCGAGAAGTCGGCGCTGTATTGCCGCCTCACGTTCCGGGCTGTGTCGGATGAATGCCGGGTTAGCCATGATCCAGACCATAGGCCAGCGCCTTGATGTCGTCCGCCGGTAGGTCGAACATGCCGCTGCCAGGTGTTGGCTTAAACTCGCCCTCGGCTTCAGGCTCGTAGCCCATGAGCGTCCGCGCCTCCTGTAGCGTCAGGACGCCCTCTCGGTATGCTGTCACGGCGCGTTGGAACATCCGTTCGCGTAGTGCCTCAAGCGCCGGGATCGTGTCCAGATCGAGGCGCAGTTCCAGCCGGTCGCCATAGCGCGGCAAGAGCCAGTTATTCAGCGCCGCCAGTACCTCGCGCATGATCGGAATAACGGTGTCGGTGTAGAGGCGTTCTTTCGCCTGCTCGAGATTGTTGAACGTGCTGGCGTCGTTGTCGATCAGCGGCAAGGGAACGCCCAGCGCCGCCGCGACGTACTTCGCCGTCTCGCGCATGGTGTTTGAGAAGTCCATGTCCCGCGCCGTCTGTGACAACGCCTGCCATTCAGCGTCATCGGCCAGCATGGGGATTTCGCCTGCGTTCTCTGCGCCCTGCATCTTGGCTTTGAAATACTCACGCATCCGCGCAACCATCTCGCCGGACGGATAGCCGCCCTTGAACCGGATCAAGCCGGACGGACGTGCGCTGTTCTTCAACAGGCTGTAGTTCCACCGCATTCCGGCGTTATGGGTGTCGCCTGCGATTGCAGCGGCCATGAGCGGCGATTGCCCGCGCCAATAGTCGCCGGGGTTGTAGGTCTTCACAAACAGCATGTCAGACTGGCCCGTGATCTGGTCAACGTCGAACGTCGTCTTGCGGTTGTTGATGCTGTAGATGTATTGGCGCGGGATGCCGGACGGTCCCGGAACGATGCCGATATTGAGCGGCAAGAGCGGCCATATCTCGGCAGGCTGGCGTGGATTGTCTGCGCTTGCGGCCATCTCGCCCATCAGCATCCGGTTCACCAGCATCTCGGTCAGCCATGATTGATAAGTCGCGCCGGGGTGCGGGTTCGCCAGCAGGTCTAGGACCGGGTGCTGCCCCACCGCCTCATCGCCATTGTAGAGTTCGATCTGAATAGATGCCGCCGCCCTCACGATCTCGTTCACCGCGCGATAGACGATCACGTTAAGCTGATAGCCTTCCGTGATGTAGCTTTGCGACTTGTCTTTGCGCGCCCATGCTGGCCCGCCGTTGACCATAAGCGCCGATCCCGCCGGATGTGCTTTGGCTTCTGTCTGTTTTTTAAAAGGCCATACAGCCATTAGAGCACTCCGAATATCTGATCTGAGCCGCCGCCTATCATCGGTTCCAACGCATAGCGCACGGCGTCCCAGCCGTGGTTGTGTGCGTCGATAACCTTTGACGTGACATCGCCATTGTCGTTGACCTTGTAGCTATAGAGGCGGCTTTCGCGCTGCATATTAGCACAATCTGCGTGAATTACTATGCTACGGAACGAGCGCAGGAACGCGATGCCATCCTCCACCGATCCGGCCCACTTCTTGACCGATTGCGCGCGCGGCAAACCGTGCCGCTGTAGGTGGCTGATACTTTCCGGGCGGCTGTTGTCCCATCGGCTTACCTCGCGTTCAAAGCCCGGTATCTGGCCCATAACAAACGACGCGGTGTCGTCGAGTTCCAAGCCCTGCCGGTATGCTTCGCGCCGGATGTAAACGTCCTGATCGTTGATCCAGACTTCCACCGCTGCCGTTGGGTCTTGTGAAAAACCAAAGTCACCTCCGTAGAATGGCCCGCGCCATGCTGTCGCTTGCGGGTTGGGTTCAAACTCGCGCACTTCAATCTTGCCGCCAAACACCTGCGCATCGCTGTTCTGGCGATACGCGCCTTCCCATATCCATGCGTATGTTGCCGGATCAAGGCGCTGCTGTTCGCGCCGCCTCAGCACGTCCAGACCTTCTGGAAAGAACGGGTTGTCCTTCCACTGCACTTCGGCTGCCAGCATGTCGGACGGGGGATTGACGCGAAACCGCTTGTCTACCGGGCTGCCCTCTTCGCGCGGGTTCCAGATCGCCCAAAGTTCGGCCTTGGGCTGGCGAAACACGGTGGCCTCAAGGGCAAGCCATGACGGTTCGGGAACGTCCTCGGCCTCTTCCACGATGGTCAGGTCGATCTTGGCAAGCGACTTGATTGACTGCTCATTCCGACGAAGGCCGCGAAAGATAAACTCGGTTCCATTCGCGCCCCGGATGTAATCAACGCCCACATCGTAGTGATTGTCGAGCCACGGCTGCGATGCAATGGCGGCCTTGAGTTCGGCGTGAAAGCTCTCTTTGATGCTGGCCTGAAATTCGCGCGTGCACAGGATGCGCAACGGCTCGGCGTATCCCCAGATTGACGCCATCAGCGCGGCCCCGAACGACTTACCCGATCCTCGCCCGCCCCATAGCGCCCGATACCGTGCCGAGCCGCGTGGCGGTGACATGACCGGGACTAGCTTATTCGGAAGTTTTATCTTCGCTCGTGGCTGCGACAATCTCAATCACCTGTGGTTTCATGCTTAGGTCGCTGCTGGTGTGATCGACGTGGCTTGTCTCGCGCCATCCGGCTTGCGTCTTGAGGTAGAAGATTGCGCTCGCTGTGTCTCCACCCCTAGCCTTTTGCAGCAAGCCTTGTGCGACTGAGCCAATGGCCTTTGCCTTGCCCCTTTTATAGCGCAAAGATATATCTTCATCTCGGTCGATCATTGCGGCGAATGTTGGGCGCGTGATGCCGAAATAATCCGCGATCTGATCTTGTGACAGATAGGCCGCCAGCGCCTCAACTTGTGCGCGCTGTTCGTCGTCTAGGGTTTTCGCTTTGCGTCCCATTATGCGGCCTCCGCTTGTATTCTGGTATGTAAAGAAAAGATGCGGTCAAACGTGATATAGACGTGTTGTTGTTGTTTTGTGTTTTTGCTTTTGATCCGGGAGATTGAAGCCTACTCGGCGCTCGATCCATAATCCAAGACAAAGAACGATGACGATGACCGATCATCGCTGGATGAGATGTGACAGAGCGGAACTTTTTGCCTCGCTGATGTAGCCATTCCCCAACAAACTCAGACAAGCGGTTTCCCAAGCCAAAACCTTGATAGTCTGGCAGCGTTACCGTTCTGTGTTCTTTCCACACGTTTTTGACCTTTGGATGAGGAAATGGCAAAATTGCCGTGAATGCTGCTGGCTCTTCATCAAGCAACAGTATGAAGCAAGTTGCTGCTTTGTTCAAATCTGCGCTCAGATAGTGATTTCCTGCAAACAGTCGCCAAGCAGAGTGATGACACCGAAATATCTGGATTTTTGCGCTTGGTCGCCTTTCCGACCTCCATTTGAAAGATGCGGCAGACACGTCATAGACCCAATCAGGTTGCAGCCATCCTTCAACATCATAGTGACACGTCACGGCCACAAACTGCTTTGAAGTCTTGCGTATAGACTTTTGAACCGCATGACTGCCAACCTTTGCCACGTTGCGATCAACCACTGACGTGAACTCGTCAAAAACAATCAAGCCTCGATCATCTGTCAAACATCTTGCGAGTTCGCAGCGAAACTTCTGACCATTGGAAAGAGCGCCATATGGGAGCAACCAAGCGGGCGGCGACGAAAAGCCAACATGCGACAATGCATTTGTGATGTCGGATGCAGAAAGGTTGTCATGGAAGTCATCCAGCAATGAAGACGCTTTCCACTCATAGCCTTGATGATATGCGTCATCGCCAAAAGCGCGCTTGGCTATGGTTGTTTTGCCTGCTCCTGATGCGCCAACGATCAATCCAACTTGCCAAGCCTTGTTTTCTATCGGCATGTTGATGCGCCACTCTTTGCGCAGCTTTTTAACTGCCGGAACATCGAACATGCCCACAACCTTTTCAGTGCGGAAAGACGGCGTATAGTCCGCTTCAACTACATGGTCAAAATTCGGCATGTGTAGCCCTTTTGCGTCAAAAGATTAAAAACTGTTTCTTGTTCAGTCTCGTCTTTACACTCAACCGCCACTTCAAACGTAGCCTGCAAATCTTTTTGCTCTGGCAAATCTTCGTTGCTTGGCTCGTCATCAAAAAGCGCCGTCATTTCGGCAACGTCGAAGCCGGTCAGTTCCAGATTAAAGCCCAGCCCGTCAATCTCTTGCATTTCGATCTTGAGCAAGTCCATGTCCCACGCGCTGTTGATCGCCAGCTTGTTGTCCGCAATCACATAGGCGCGGCGCTTGGCTTCGCTCCACCCGGTTGCGGTCATTGTCGGCACGTCCTCGATGCCGAGGCGCTGTGCGGCCATGATACGACCATGCCCTGCGATGATGCCGCCTGTTTCGTCAACCAGGACCGGCATAGTCCAGCCCCATTCGCGAATGCTGGCGGCGATCTGCGCTACCTGCTCATCGCTGTGGGTTCGGCTGTTGCGCGCGTAGGGAACGAGGTCAGCGACCTTGCGGCGCTCTACGTTGTCGGCAGGCCATTCTATTTTGGGTTTGCTCATGTTTTCACCTTATCACGAAGCATCATCTGAATACAGTACGCCGCGACCGGGTTCACTGGCGTGTCGCCCTGCTCCCAGCGCCGGATTGTGCGCTCACCGTTCTTGCCCATAGACCAAACCCCAGCCAACTGACGCTGACTGAAGCTGAGGGCTTTGCGGGCTGCTTTGAATTGGTCAGGAGTCACGCTTCCAGCTCCTTTAGCAAATCCTCAGCTTGCCAAACGGTCCAGCCAGAACGCCGGGCAATCTCCATAGCCGTCAGGTGCGGGTAGGTCTGCACCATCGTGATGACCTGCCGCTTTGTCCATTCTGTATTCATTCTGTGGCCTCCTATGCCGTTGTGGGCGTCATTGCCCGTGATGGTCGGGGCTTATGCCCCGAGCGCCTTATTGATTGCCGCCAGCGCGTAGTCAGCAGTGTTCATCTCGTTGCTGCTGCCGTGTCCTTCAAGCATTTCGGCCAGCTTCGGAAGGTCTGCGATTGCGACTTTACCAAAGACGATTTCCTGAACGTCAACGTCACCGTTTTTACGGTCTGCGATGATTTGAGCGGCGAAGGTAGCGATGTTGTCCATGTGGACCTCCAAGGTTGGCGGGCTTCATTGCCCTATGCGTTATATTTAGGACATTCTGTCCTATATGTAAAGCACTAATTTCAAAAAAAATGCGCCGACTCATGGGCAGGAAGAGGTCGCCTTGAAACCCTGCTCGGCGCTGCGGGTGTTTGAGGCAACCATGAGAACCATGACATTTGCGACCACCTCGGCACCGCCCGCTGGCCTAGCCATTACCTACGCGCCCTGACAAGCGCGTAGAAGCTGCCTGCCTTGCGGATGTATCCCGCAGCCCCAAGGGCCAGCACGTCTTTCAGAACCTCGCCTGCGTCAAGGCCCGTGGCCTTTGCAATGTCGCCTTGGGTTAAGGCTCGGTTGGCTCGGCGCATAGCCGATACGATCTGCGCTTGCGTGTCGGTCATCATGTCTTAACCTTCTTCGGATCGTTGTGATGCGTCCTGACATATGCGCCCAACTCGCGGGCTTGCTTCCATGCCTCGTCCTTTGTTGTCGGCTGTTCCCACGGTGCTAGCGGCATTGTGACCAGCGCGACGTATCCGTAATTTCCGCTGCTTTCGCCAGGAATAGAGCTGCGGATGATGCGGGTTGTCCTGCTCATTCGACGATCCAGTACTTTGCTGGGATGTGATTTCCTCGGCCAGCCGCGCGTTCTGTCCTGACCTTGCCGACTTTGCGAACCTCGGAGACATGCGCCGATGCGGCTTTGACAGTGCATCCCATGTGCGCGGCAAGATCGCGGGATGTGCAGCCGGGGTTTGCCTTGATAAAGGCCATCACCTTGTCCCGCACTGGTGAGGATCTTGATTTGTACGGCCTGCCGTTCTTGGTTTTTGGCGGGTTGCTAACGGGATAAAACGTGCGAATCCATGTCCTGCCGATTTTGACCATCTGCACCTTGCACTGGCCTCGCGTCTCCATGCTGGTCAATCTCGTCCTGATATTTGAACTGGCGCGGTAGACCGCCTTTGCGATGTCTTTGACCGTGCATCCTGCGTTTGCCTCGATAAACTCCAAGATAGCCTCTTCGGGTACTTCGGCTTGCGTTGTGTCGCGCATATTGAGCGATGCAGTGCGGCGTTTGATTTCCTGCGCGTCGGCCTTCATCGCGTCGATAAGTTCGTCAAGGCAAGTGTAGACGGGTTGCGCAGGTTCCTGCGTGTCAATGTGCTTGGCCAGCGGTTGCGCGTTGAGGCGTTGGGTTGCGAGATAGGGTAAGCTCATGTTTTCGCCCTCCTTGGCGGCTCCCTGAAAAAGCACACGGCCAGCCGGGGGAGGTTCCGGTGTTCGATCCGTCGATCTAGGCCGTGTGTTCGTATGCTAACATTTGCCGTTCAGCGTGCAATCTGCAAAACTGCAAACTGACCTGCAAACTTGCAAACTCTTAGAACGGTATCTCGTCGTCAAGATTGCGCGCGGGCGGAGCTTGGTAGTCACCTCCGCCTGATCCGCCGCCGTAGTCTCCGCCACGATCTGCACCGCCAGATGATCCGCCCATAAATGTCAGGTCGTTGACGGATAAGCCCAGATAAGCCTTGCCGTTGTGTTCCCGCGCTGTCGGTCGTCCGGTCAAGGTTAGCTTGGTGCCTTTGGTGATATAGTTTTGCAAACTCTCGGCCCGCTTACCCCAAATGCTGCAATCATACCAAGTGCTATCGCGCTTGTTTCCGCTTTTGTCCTTGCCGTTGTCCACTGCCAGTGAAAAGCCCAGAACAGCATCGCCCGCATTGGTGCGGCGCAATTCTGCGTCCTTGCCGACATTTCCCGCGATAATCAGTACCTGCATCACTCGCCCCCCTCTAGCGCGGCTTCGTAAAGTTCAAGAACAGCCGCTTCTTCGGCCAGGTCTGCCCTGTCGCGTTTGCGCCGAGCGACAACCTTGCGGATGATCTTGGTATCATATCCGTTGCCTTTGGCTTCAGCGTAAACTTCTTTCTGACCGTCAACGGCGTCCTGCTTTTCCGCTTCGAGGCGTTCAATGCGTTCAATGATGGCCCGCAGCTCGTCTGCGTTCGCTTGGTTGCTCATGTGTCACTCCTTGTGATGATGCGTTTGATTTCAGGGATCGGCCTGCCAGTCATTCGTGCCAGCTTGCCGAGGTCAAAGCCGCTTACGAAGCGGTCGATGATTTCTTGTTCTGTCCAGTGAGAAAATTGGCTCATGCGTTGCCCCCAAAGGTCTTCGGTTTAAACCCAGCTTCGGCCAGAATAGCCGCCGCTTGTTCCGGCGTTGCTCGTTCGCGTTGCGGCTCTGGTTGCAGCTTAGGAAGCGCTGCGACGTGCTTGGCCCGTGCCGCCATTACCTTGCCGCGAATGTCGCCCTCGTTCGGCATCCGACGCGGGTTGTCCTGCACCCATGCGCGACACGCGGCCCGCACCTCAGTCAGTGGGTAATCCTGAAGCGTGTCCATCCAATCCGCAATAAGCCGATCATGCGCCATGCTGCCACGGTCCCGATCCCATCCGAAACGATCCATCTTTTTCGCCATGACTTCCAATTCAACCGCGACCATTGCCCGATGCTTATCTAAGTCTGGCGAGGCGAGCGATTTGCTCAAGGGCAGGGTCAGGCCGGTTTTCGGGTCTGTTGGATGTCGCGCCGTTGTCAGTGCGGTTGTCATAATTGCCCTCCATGAGCTTTGTGAAGTTACCGGCCTTTACCAGCCAGTCAAAACCGAAACCCGTCCACGGCTTCGATGTGCGCCCCCTGCAAAAGTCACTGGCGAACGCGCGGCGCAATGCGTCCTCCCACCCATTCAAGCCGCCGCAATCCTTTAGGCGCAAACGAAGTTGCTTAGAACGGTTTGGGGTTAGCTTCTGAACCTGCGGCCATCCCGCCTTGGTAGCCGCTTCGTTGTATCTCGAAACAGCTTGTGAAACCTCGTTTGCATGGCGCGTTGCGTCGGTGGAAACCGACAAGGATACGTTAGTATCCTTAATACTATATGGTTCTGGTTCTGGTATGCTAGAGTTTCGCTGTAGCGAATTTGTAGCGTTCGCTTGCTGCTGTTCTTTAGATTTCAATGACTTAGCAGAACCACCGCGCGCGCCATTTTGCGCGTTAACTGCTCGTTTCGCTGCAACATTTTGTGCTTCCAAACGCAATCTTTTGCTGTAAACGCCATCTTCGTCACGGTCAAAATAGTGCTCAATCTGCTCCCATATGCGCGGCCAATTCCTGCCGCAACGGGCGATGCGCTGTAGCTTTTTGTAATCGTCGGGCAGGCTGTTTCCGCCGCGATTCCACTGCGCCATAAGAAGGAGCATGTACGCGCCGACCTCGGCTGCATCTAGGTCTAAGGTGTCTCCGAGAAAGTCGGAAACCCAAAGCGGCATGAATGGGGTTTTGCTCATTTTGCCCTTCTGTTTTCGGGCCGGGTCTTGTCGGCATCACCACAATGCGCTACAAATGACCCAGCACTGATCCTGCTACTTCTTACCTTTTAAGGCCAAGCATTTCGTCCATTTGCTTGGCCTTTTCATTTGCTGAATCTAAGTCCTTAAAGTATCCGCAATATATATCGTGTCCATTGCTCGTCTTTACGACATTGTACCCCGGAGCGTGCCTAAACACACCAAATTCCAATGTCCGACCATCTTCAGTTTTTCTTTTAGGTCGCCTTGATAATGCTCTCAGGGCGTTTTCCCGGTGCGAAACGTCCTGCAGGTTATCAATACGATTATCGTCTCTGTCTCCGTTTATGTGATCAATAAAATTGTCAGGCCATCTTTGATAGTAGAGCGCAAAGGCCAACCTGTGCGCTTGAAGCGTTCTGCCCTTGAATGATATTGTCCTGTACCCAGTTTTTTTAGAAACTGACCCAGCTAAATCACCATGACGCTTTGAGTCTTTGTAAAAAACGTCCCCAGAGTTCTTGTTATAAGAAAACGTCTCATTGATTTCGCGGATAGGTATCATAACGTCAGTTGGCATTCTTGGCATTTTGCACCTCCTACAGCTCCTTATAACCGCCTTACCATAAAATGCAACCGCCTAACCAGCGGAAAATCAAGCGGCCCTGCTTTACGGTACGGGCCGTTTGTCATTTGATCCACCCCCGAAACGGCACTTCCGCAATCATCGGCATGTCCGAGATGCGCACGATCACATAGCCCAGCTTTGCAGCGTCTGGCGGCTGTATCGGCGCGTATGAAACATGGAATAGGCTGTCATCTACGCCCAGCGCGTCGGACAGCGCATCCTGGCCCGCCTTGAACGCGGCGATAAGGTTGTCACGATCTCGGCGACGTGCGTTTGGCGGGTGAAACTCGATGTGTAGGTGGATGTTGTCCGCCTTGAACCGATTGACGCCCCACGCCTTGCACTCCCATCCGCAATGCTGGCGGTACTTCTTTTTCTCAGCCGCCAAGCGCAGGTGATGCGGTCGCGCGTTGGGGTTTAGGATTGCCGGGGGAAAGGGCAGTTTGACGGTCAGACACTTCATGGCTTCACCAGCGTATAGGACGCTACCCGCTTGCCGCTGTCGGTCTCAACCATCTCTCTGTAGATATTGTGGCCAGATTGCTTGAGGTCATAGATACGCGCCCCAAGGCGGAAACAGCCGTATTTGTTCAGCGCATCAATCGGCGTGATGCTGCGGCCCGTCTTTAAGTGCGCGAGGATTTGTTTGGTCTGTGTTTCGGTCATGGTGTCAGTGTCCCAAATTCTGCGAAGACAAGATATTGAGTGCGCCGGATCGCGTCGTAAAGTTCGCTGTCCTCCATGTCGGCTTCCCTAGCATGACAATCGGAGCAACCATGGTAGCCCCAGAAGTCGTGCGGCTTTTGGGACATGCCAGCGCCAGCCCGCCGTCGTGAATGGCAAAGAACAACCGTTGCCGGGTTGCCGTTGCACCAGATGCTTCTGGCTTGGCAGTCCTTGCCGCGAGCAAACCTGCGCAGCTTTTCCGATTGAAATGCTGGCGTTTTGAAATTCGTCATTCCGTCACCTCGTTTTCATATTTCATCGCCTCTGGGTCGGTCAGTGGCACGCCCTGCGCTCGATAGTGGCCCTGCACCGCATCCATGTATTCTGTCAGTTCCTTGACGCTCATTTCTCGCGTCATTGCCAGAATGCCACGCTCAAACAGGAAGCATTGCTGTTCGTATGTTAGGCCATCGAACATCCGTTCCCACACCCGCGACCATATCGGGTCACGCCTGCGGATAGGCACGCCGTATGCAACATGGCACTGGCCTTTAACCTGTGCCGCTGTCATGTCGCCCAAGTGCTTGGCTATTTCGCCATACCATTTGTGCAGAAGGCTGTTCTGAGACAGCGTGCGCTTGTCGCCATCGCCAATGGTAATGGTGAACGGCAGGGGGAGGCCGGTAATCATACCGGCCACCTTCTGCGCCTCGTGTTCGGTTAAGACGCGGATCGTTTTCACGACGCCAAGTCCAGATTGGCAGTCTTGGCCTCGATCTGCTTTTTGACCTCTAGCGCGTCATTTGGCGATGTCGCCCAAAACTCGCGCAGCGGCTCGCGGTTTTGGATGCTCCACTTGTAAACCGTTTCGGCATCGGACGCCCTGATAAAGTCAATGCACCGATCTGCGACCTCGCCCATTGGGATGCGCTGCAATGCGCCCGTGCCGTCCATGTTCATCATAAGACCGCGACCGCCAATTGCGCTTTCTCGGCGATGCGCTGCCTCTTGCTCGATTGCCTCGGATGGCGTCACGTCCTTCATGGTATGTGCGGCCATTTCTTCTTCTGCATAGAGATTGCCGAATTGATCCGGCCAGCCCGCCCGCAAAGCCTGCCCCTCAGCGCACTTTGTAAGCATTACGATTGGCATTTTTGACCAGTTGCCATCTACGGTTTGTTCGCCGGTCGGCTTGCGCTTGCGCTCCTGTTCATCCCAAGCCCACTCGTCTTTGACCGGCGCAAATTCATCCCAAAACGCCTCGCCATATACCGGATGCCAAGTCCCTTTGTTGTCCTGTTTGTAGAGCGTCACGCCAACGGATACGATGCCCTTGGGGTTTGTTTTGCTTTTTGCGCTTTCGTCATAGACGATGTTCGCCGGTCCAGACGCAGGACGGTAATCGCCGCATCGCGCGGCAATGGATCGAAGCCCATCGCGCCCGACGATGATCGCCATTTGCCGCTTTTGCGCATTGTCCTTGTTGAACACAATCGCGCTGATCTGTTTGCGAAACGGGTCCAGCCCGTAGGACCGCGCCGCGTTCATGAATAGATCAAATTCAAGATTGTTCGTGTCTTTCGCGACGGTGTTCTTGATCGTCGTCAATTGCGCCGGGGTAAAATCTGGCAATCCCATGTCATGTTCTCCTGATCTGAATTGTGGTGCCGCCGTTGCTCATGTCAGCGCCGGGAACGCCCTCGCCCGCCTTCATAGCGTCTAGCAGCGCTTTGCGGTCCAGCTTGGGCGGTTGTGGCTCATAAAACCGCGCCGGAATTTGGCTTTCATCGGTTACGATCAGCTTGCGCGGAACAGTCTTTGTCGAGATTGTCGCGCTTGCAAATTTGTGGCTCTTGATTTCAGCCATTTGGAACGCTTGGTCGATCAGGCCGCGAAGGCGGTCAGCTCTGCCAGATACTCGCGCCAAGCGGTCAGATAGCCGCTTCTGCATGTCTTTGATGCCAGCCTGCATAATTTCGCACTCGTCAATTTCTGACAAGACGCGCTCTACCGCCTCAAAAAAGTCGGTTTCGCCCTCGATCATGTCATGTGCAAGATCGTCGTCTTGCGCATCATCGCCAAGCGCGGCCAGCAATTCAGCCGCCGCAACGGCCTGCCTGTTTAGTCCGTGGTCCCTGTGTTCAGTCATGGTCTTTCCCTTCGGTTTGAGTTTGCCTTTCGACGCGCGATGCGAGCCGGTCAAGAGCGGCGCGGCACACCTGCGAAAGTGTCCGTCCGTCTTTGGTGAGGGCGCGTTGCCAGCGAGCGGTTTCGCTTTCACTTGCCCGAAAATTGATGATGGTTTTTTTCGACATAGCGAGACCATAAACTGACGATGTAAATACGTAAAGACATTTTTTGTATTTACATCGCAACCGACAAGACGTAAGGTCTACCCATCGCAACGCCAACAGGAGATAGACAGATGACCGCAATCACAGCCGCCACCGTACTTGCAGAAGTTGACACGCTCGCAGAGGCAAAAGAGATCGCCCGCGACATGCGCAAGACTGCTCTTGTTGTTGAGGCAAAGTACGGCCCCGACCACAGCACATCCAAGGAGTTTTCCGCGCGCTACTGGGACTTCATTGACGAAATGACGTTCAAGTTTGCCAAGCGCGCAGCCTAACCCCAACGCGGGCTTCGGCCCGCACCACTCAGGAGAATGACGCATGGTTAAGAAACTTACCCCTAAAAAGCGCGAACTGCTTGAAAGCATGTGGTCGTGCTGGTTCGCACGGTCGATGACGCTCACGGACTTTTCGCGCAACACCATCAACGCGCTGGAGCAGGAAGGGCTGATTGCATGGGATGTTGAGGCTGATCGCGCGCATGGCGCATCTGGACCGGCAAAGTACGGGCTGACCGCCTACGGATTTGCCATTTGCGAACGTGAGTTTGGCCCGCGCAAGGATGCTGCATCATGATCCGCGAATTTATCACCGACCTGATCGGCGCGATCTGCGTCCTCGCCCTGCCGTTCCTGCTGCTGTTTGTGGCCTATGGCGCGGGGTGGATGTGATGGCGTCATGGCTCTATCCCCCCGCCTTTGTCGAGACGTTCCGCTGCGATTATTGCGAGTGCGATTTCGAGGAGGACGATCTCACCGAATATGAGCGAAACAAGTGGGCGTGCGATGCGTGCGCCCGCGCGAATGACGAAGAAGCCGCCGCCATGCAAGAAATGGCGGAGGATGATCGGGCGCACGCCCAAATGGAAAGGAACGCAGAGCTATGACCCAATACACATTCGGACCCGTAATCATTGAACGCAAAGATGAACCCGGCAAGCTGATCGCCAAGTGTCTGAGCGGTGGCTTTTGTTGCCGAGGCTACATCGGCGGATCGTGTCTCTGGAACGAGACGGATGACAGCAAGTCGCGCAAGCTGCCAAGCGAAACAAACGAAACGCCGGACTGGTGCCAGTATAAAGAGAGCGCGTTGCGCGATGCCGGGGAGATGCCCAAATGAAGTTTTGGACCGTACTTATCGCATTGTACGGCGTCGGAGATGGCGACGTGGAAAGCCGCGTTCTGTTTCCCAGTGAAGCAGAATGTGGCGCGGCTTTGCAGCCGATGCAAACCATCCTTCAAGCGTCCTATGATGATGTGGCGGTGCTGTGTGAACGCTCGACGCTGTTGAGCGCATCGCCGCGCCCAGTGGCACGTCCAGAGGGGCTTGGGAAATGACTTGCTGCAACCACAACTGCAAGCAGGGACGCACATGCCCCCGCCGCACTGTCGATCCGCGCCCGTTCTCTGCGCTGGCCTTAGTTGGCATTGCATCGCTCTACGTTGCGGTGCTGGTCGTGGCGGGGAGGGTTTGGTGATGGATGATTTGGTGAAGCAGCTACGCGATGTAGCCGAGGCAACAGGGCCAAACCATGCACGGCAGATTGCCCTAGACGCAGCCGACTGCATCGAAGCCCTAGAGGCCCGTGTCGCAGCTGCGGATAAGCTGGCGGAGGTTTTGCGTAATACTCAACTGTACCTTGGGGATCACGCCATTCCCAACGCCCTCGCAGCCTACCAAGCCACAAAGGAGGGGGAGTGATGTTCGGACGCTTCCTTTGTCGCATCGGTCTACACAGATTCGGATCAGTCAAAACTGACGCCGGAACGTCATTCTGCTTTGGCCTTGGTCACAGCTATCAAGATTGCGAGCGAGATGATTGCACCGTTCGAGTTCGCTATTATCCGTGGATGGATAAGCCATGAACACCCAGATCGCCCGCGAGACTTTACACGCAATCATAGCGGCCTGCTTGGCTGCACAAGTGGAGAAACGGAAATGAAAGTTCTTGTCTGCGGAGGCCGCAATTTCGACGACGCGTTAACGCTAGGCTCTTGGCTTGGCGGTATTCACAAAGATCACTGCATTTCGCTGCTTATTCACGGCGGTGCAAACGGCGCGGATCGAATGGCCGGAGAATTTGCCAAGTGGAAAGGCATTGCCGTAAAAGAATACCCCGCCGACTGGCAAAAGCACGGCAAAGCAGCAGGGCCAATTAGAAACCGCCAAATGCTAGAAGATGGCAAGCCTGATCTGGTCATTGCTTTCTCTGGCGGTCGAGGCACCGCAAACATGATCTCCCAAGCCCGCGCTGCTGGCGTCAAAGTCCTAATACCGGAGACAATTCAATGACCATCTACGCCACCCCGCACGGCACGGCCACGCCGAACCCCTACGCCGCCCGCATCAAAGCGGAGGTTGAGGCTAAAACCGTCACGCTGCCACACCCGATGGTGTTGGCACGGATAAAGCTAAACCCGGTGAGCAAAGGAACGATGAAATGACGGAAGCACCTGAACGGATTTGGGCAACAGGAAACGGCACATCCCTGCCGTGTTCGTGCAGCGCCAAACGAAGCGCGATTGATCGGGCAATCACGCCTTTTCGAGACGCTTCGACATACAAAACAGTGCGTTCGCCGCCACCATGATCAATCCCGATCTGCATCGCTCTGGCCCTCCTTGGATTCACTGTCATTCAACCCCTGCAATGCACGATGCGCAGACAGGTGGCGTGACCGACCATCGTCAGCCACGGACGTTTTGCCCGTGCGGCTGCAATAGGCCACAACACCAGTGTAAGAACCGGGTAGCGTGTTCAGCGTTATGTCATTCCACGTCATTCTGACTGCTCCTTGGATTCACTGTGTTTCGCCGCCAGCGCGTGAACGCCGATTGTTTCGTCCGGTGACAAGCCGTCACCAGTGGCCGTTGCCAGTTCGATGGCTTGGAGCAAGCCGCGAAGGCGCTTCACTTCGACCTCTGCACTGTCACGCGCCAGACCCATAAGCACCAGATCGTTCATGTCGTCAGTGTGCATCAGCCTTGCTCCTTGTCGTGAAGACGCCATGTCCGAATAAACACAGAATATCCGTGGTATATTAAACGGCGCGGTCCCTTCTTCCGTCGCATTCTACTTTTGAAGGAGGGAGGTATCATTCGGACTGCTCCCCGGATTCAACAGTGGCCATCGTAACCGCCATACCGTCGAGCGGCCCATACGGCTTTTTGCGCCCATCCGACTTTTTGCGCCTCAGTGTAGTCGGTGCCCCAGTCACCACCATTGACCGCCAACGCCATAGCACGAGCCTCGCCTTGAATGTATGTCGTAAAGCTGTCGCTAAATGTCACTTTTTCAGCCATCGCTCTGGCCCTCCCCGGATTCACTCATTGCGGCGTCCCATCCAGCGTTGAAACCCATAACGTAGGGTCTATCGCTTTTCATCCTGACCAATTCGTCACGAAGGCGCTCAATCTCTTTTGCAGCATTCAGCATAATCGCTTGACCAGTATCAAACGTGCCAGTCTCAGCCATGACACGCGCAGCGTCTTTTAGGTCTTTGGTGAGACCGTGATCGGTCATGGCGCTCATTCTGATTGCTCCTTCTGTTTCCAGCGATTGCCGTACCGCCGCTTCAAATGATGCGCTTCATACCGCGCGCCCATGATCTGCTCCGTCCGGTCGAGAACGTAGCGCATGGCGTTCATGCTGCGGTATAGCGCCATGATCTTCTTGTCCTGCTCTGGCGTTGGCGTGAACACAGCGGGACGCCCCCGGCCATCTTCTTTCGGCTCTTGCGGCAAGACGTGAATCCGGTTGCCTTCTGCCTCTAGCGCGGCCTTGACGTGCGTGGCTTCCGCGCCTTTGCCGAGGTCACTTAGGGCGATGATGTAAATGTCGTCACCCCCCGGCACGTCCGCATCGCGCTTGGTCATTATGGCCAAGTCTTCACGCTCTTGTCGGTTCGTGTGTTCGTCATCATTGAACACCTGATCCATGCCTTCCGGCACTTCCGATTGCTTGCGCCTATATCCGTAAAAAATCTTCATGCCTGCCCTTTTACGCTGCTTTTGAGTCTCGCGCAACTATACTGGCCTAAATAAATATTTCAATCTCCCTAAATAAATCTTGTATCGGAGCAAAATTCTGATATATAAGACTCAACCGAAAACAAACACGAGGACACCCGCATGGCTGACGATCAAAAGGATTGGGGCTGGTACATTGGGCGTGACGAAGAAGTCTACACGTCCGGGCCAGAGACTTATGAGGATGCGGTGCGGATCGCCCGCGAGGAATACGAGGGCGCGCACATTTGCGAGGCATACAAAGCCCCTGTGCCGCTTGCGTCATTCTTCGATGCGCACGGATGGATCGAAGATTGCGAGGATCGCGCCTATGAAGATTATACGGGAGAAAACGCTGATCTTCTCTTTGATGTGACGCCGCAGGACAGGGAAGCCCTGCAAACCGCAGTACGCGCCGCCATCGAAAAGTGGCAGGCTGATCGCGGTTTGGTTTTCATGCCGTTCATGTTCACCGAAGCCCGCAACCACGAATACATTCCGGCACCAGCCGAAGCCATCAAACGATAGGACCGCAGGACATGAAAGTTGACGTTTCCAGTTCGTCGCCAATCCTTCGCATGGAGGTCAGCACAAACGATTTTGGTCAGTTGTTTGCGCTTATGGCGGCAGATGAACAAGTAGAGGTACTGCGCGCGATGGTCGATCACATGAAGCCGCACGCGGTGCAGTGGGATTATATTGCTATCGAGTTAGAAGGCCCTCGCAACGTGTCGCTGCGAGGAACGCTTCACGATATTTTTACAATCAAATAGAACCCCACCGCGTTTCCCGCTATCTCGTCACTCGGCGCAATTAGAATGGAATGTAAAATGGAACCAGAGACAGACCAAGAAAGAGACATTCGACAAGCAAAGCTGAAAAAGACATGTGAAGAACTTGGACTGATGGTGTCAGGCTCTATCGTGGTCGCGCCGCTTGCGAAGCCTGTAGCTGTGGACGCAAGCGCAATTGACCAGCAAAACCTTGTAGCATCGCTGATGTATTTAGCTTTTGAGTCAGGAAAGGTTGTCGGAAGGTCAGAACTTCAATCTGAGTTAAAGCGGCTGCTGGCCTAAAACATCGGCAACATAATGCGAAACGTGCCGCTGTCGCCGGGGCGTCGGTCGATACTGGCCCGACTGTGTAAGTCCACCGCGCATTAAACAGGAGAATGAAGAATGACCTACGGAGAAGCAATGCGACTGCTCAACACGGCCATCTATGAAGCCGTGCGAGCCGCTAACCGCGAACGCCAGCCTGTCACCGCGCTACGCGAGATGGCCGCTGATATTGACCACATCATCGACCACGGATGCACCCGCGAGGAAATGCGGGAGCGGATCAAGGCGCAGCGCCAACTTAACCAGAACGCATAGGAGTGAACACATGCCAGCAACATTTGGACGCCCGCGTTTCCCGCCTCAAACGCAAAAACCCCGCCGGTTGAGGCTCCGGCGGGGCGTATCGCTTGGGGTAGCGATACCTGCGTCCGGCAGGCACGGATCACGCCACCCGGCGCAATTACTGACAGGCCGCGTCGATCTGCCGAATAAGATACGCGCCTGTAATTACTGATCTATCGCCACCATCAGCGGCAAGGGCAGCAGCGTGAGCCGTTCGGCTGACCTCGGTGCCGTGACAGATCGCGCTATCGTTCACCGCGCTCACGCAGCCACTCGCGGCTAGAATCGGCAGTATCGACGTCCACCTTATCCATCCGATTGCGGGTTTCGATATACTCATTGAGTTCCTCCGCTTTGGCGGCATTCTTTCCGGCTTTCTTGCCGCCAAACCAAATTGACAACAGCGCCACGATGAACGCGCCAGCCGCTGCCAGCCAGATCTTGATCCGAAGCATCACCGCAGTTTCTTCCAAAGAACGAAGCCCAGCAACGCCGCAGCCACGCAGATCGCCACCAGCTGCGCGGTCGGTGCGAGACTGCCCAACAGACCGCTCGCTGCGGGGACGTGCTCAACGATAGCCGCCACAGCCCCGGCGGCACCTGCACCAGCCGTAGCTTGCGCCTCGGTGTCTTCGCTCAGTGTCTCGGGTTGGCGCGGTGCCTCTTCGGGCCAGTTGGTTGCGGTCTTCGGCCAAGGGTTCCCCCAACTGCGTGCTGGCCCTGTGTCGATGTGCATGAAGCCGCTCTTCTGGTAGTAACCAAAGCCAGTGAACCCCTCGGCCCGGGCCGCCGCCTCGAACTCGTGCGGGTCGTGGTTCTCCATCCGCACGTCGAACGCCACGCCCTGCATGTGCAGGCTGTTCTTCGCGCCACCTACGCGCTTGTTATGCTCAGGGCTGCGATAGGCGCTGGTCAGGATGATCGGCTTGCCAAGTCGGTCCCGCAGCGCCTGAAGTTGGTCCAGCGCATGGGTGTCGACAAGCAACGCCCCCTCGCCCTTACTCGCAATTTCCTGCGGGCTGAAGCTAGTCCAAGGCCATTCAGCCGTCGGCACTTGTGAGAAATGCGAATAGTGCTTTTTCACTTCGGACCCACCTTGGCAATCAGCGCTTTTATGTCGTCGCGTATCTCGGCCAGCATCGCATTAGTGTCTTCGCGGGCCGCTTTCGATGCCTCCAGATCCTCCCGCCGCTGGTTCCAGAGCCGCCGGATTTCTTTGGTGTTTTCCACGCTGCGCCCTTCCAAGCGTATGAGCCAGACCAGAAAACCGACGAAGCCCATGAGGATAGGCCAAAATTTAAGTAGTGTTTCGGCCATCTTAGCCCTCCGTTACGTTTCCTCGCCACCATAGCAGATGTACCCGGCTTGCGCGGTTGCCACCATGTCGCGCCCGTCTGTGTAGTACCCCAAC